ATTAATTATACACGTTGTTATGTGAGCGAAGCTGAACAGTTTTTTTGTTGGGATAAAAAAGGAAAGCTAAGTAAACAATGTGAAAGCCAATGCAATGTATGTTTTAGATATGAGCGAAACAATAAAAAAAATTGCACATAACGCTCGTGTATGTTGCGTTTTAATGCAATTATACACAATGTTATTTTTTTTGTAAATTGCGTAAATGTTAGAAGAATTATCTAAAAATCATCAAGAATGGTTAAAAATGGCAATAAGTATTTGTAAAAATAAACGTGATGCTGATGATTTAGTTCAAGATATGTATTTAAAAATCTATAAAGTACAACCAAAGAAAATAAACAAATGGTACGTTTACAGAACATTATCAACATTATACATTGACAAAATAAGAAAAAGAAAAGAAACGATCAGTATTGAACAACTGTTTAACCTGGAAGATAAACAAAGCGATAAAGATATTTTAGAATTTCGTAAAATAATGACAACAGCACTTGAAGAATTACAATTATTTGATTGCGAAATATTACTACACACACACGAAAAAAGTTTACGTAAAACGGAAGATGAATTAGGAATACAATTTACAAAACTGCATTACTGGAAAAAGAACGCATTGCAAAAACTACATAACACGAGAACAATTCAAGAACTAAAAAAATATTTGAGATGAAAACCGTTAATAGTTTAAGTGGTGGTAAAACATCAAGTTACATTGCTGCAAATTATCCAGCAGACTATAATGTGTTTTCATTAGTTAGAACTGATGACAAAAACTGTATGTATTCAGATTCAAAAGTAAGACAGTTAGTATCTGATAAATTAGGAACTGAGTTTATAGGCACTTTAGAAGATGATATTATTATAAATACCATATTAGACTTAGAGCAGTTTATAGGTCAGGAAATACATTGGGTAACTGGTAAGACGTTTGACGATGTTATAATCAGAGGTAATAAAAAATACTTACCTAATGTTACACAAAGATTCTGTACCACTGAAATGAAGTTACAACCTTTATTTAATTGGTGGAAAAACAATTTTAAAGAAGTTGTAGAAATGCGAATAGGTTTTAGAGCTAATGAGCAAAGTAGAGCAAAAACAATGCTTTCAAAGGTTAATGAAAATGGAAACTTAACTTTTAAAACTATTGTAGGTAAAAGAAAAACACAAAACAAGTGGGCAGATATAGAATGGCAAAAGCCAGAATTTCCTTTAATTAAAGACAATATCTATAAAGATAATGTAGAAGAGTATTGGAAAGACAAGCCAGTAAGATTTGCATATATGAATAACTGTATTGGATGCTTTCACAGAAGCGAGGTTTTGTTAAAACATATGAGCGACAAACATCCTAATAAGTTTAATTGGTTTATAAATGCAGAACAAGAAAAAGGATATAATGTTAGAACATTTAAAAACGGAACAAGCTACCAACAAATAAAAAACAGTTTTAGACAAATAGAATTATTTGACAATGATTTTAATGAATGTGATAGTGGTTATTGTGGAATATGAAATAAATAAATTATGAAACCATATTTTATTATATTAATAACGTTATTTTTTAATAGCGTTTATTCTCAAGAAAAAGTAAGTGTAAATTTATTGCAAGATGTAAAACTTGCTACAATTGGAGATGATAAAAGAGGGTACAAAGCTTTTACAGTTAATTTTTTAGCAAGAATTAAAATGCAAGGGAATCAGCAAAAATTAGGTTATATTATTATTTATCCAGAATATGAATTTTCAGATTTAAAAACTAAATATCAAAGATATTCAGCAAATGTTGGTTATAGTTTTAACAGCATAATAAACAACTTAGAGTTTGAAGCTGTTGTAAGTTATGGTTTTATAAATCATAATGGAACTACAAGTTCTTTAGGTTTTTGGTTTGGTACTAATTACGTAATAAATAAAGCATTAAAAATTAATGCTGGTTATCAAATAGTAGACAGAACTGATATTAATAAAATTAGATACTCTGGTTTTGTTGGATTAGAAATTAAGATAAAATAAATAAATTATGAAAGAACCAAAAGACAAACGTACAAAAGCGTGGAAAGAATGGAAACAAAATTTTGATAAAAAAAACAGCATTGGTTTGGGTGATGTTGTTGAAAAGGTAACAAAGGCAACTGGTATAAAAAAAATGGTTGAAACATTTACCGATGGAAAAGATTGTGGTTGTCAAAAACGTAAAGAAAAGCTAAATCACATCAATATTAAATTTCCAGTTGTAAGATGCTTTACAGAAGAACAATGGCATCAATGGTCAATATTTAGAAAAAAGGAAAACAAGAACCAGGTTACAAGACACGAACAAATTGGATTGATTATACCAATATACAGACAGCTTTTTGCAAGACAATTAAAAGTAATGAATTGTTGTATTGAACCGTTTATAAAACAAATTAACAATGTTTACGAATCTTATCTTTAAACTATGAACAAGAAAAAAATTGAGGTTGCAATAACACGTTTGGAAAGTCAAAATGAATTTTATAATTTGACAATAAAAACCTATGACCAAAAGATTGAAGCAAAGATTGATAAAGAGAATGCAAGGCACATCATTCAAATTATTGATAATGAGATAATATAAACAAAAACAACAATTTTACGTTATTATATAAATCATTAATGAAATTATTTGAATATGTCAGATGGTAGAAGAAACAACGGTGGTAATAAAAACGCTGGTCGTAAACCTAAAGCAGAAGAACAAAAGTTGATTGAAAAACTTACACCTTTAGAATCAAGTGCATATAAAGCATTAAAAAATGCATTGAAAGATGAACAAGGGTGGGCAATAAAATTATTCTTTGAATATATGTATGGCAAACCTAAACAACAGATTGAGCAAAACAACACGCACACGATTAATGATTTTGATATAACAAAATTGTATGCTGGAAAAGCACAAGAATAATTGGGATGCATTAGGAAACCAAACACGGTTTTACATTCTTACTGGTGGGCGTGGTTCTGGTAAATCGTTTGAAGTTGCACGTTTTATAAGTTTGTTATCATTTGAAACAAATCACAAGATATTGTTTACAAGACAAACAATGACATCTGCACACCTTTCAATCATTCCAGAGTTCCAGGAAAAGATTGATTTACTAAAATTAAACGGTGCGTTTGAAATAAACAGAAACGAGATTGTAAACACAACATCAAAATCAACCATAATATTTAAAGGATTGAAAACATCAAGTGGGGATCAAACAGCTGCACTTAAATCATTACAAGGTGTTACAACCTGGATATTAGATGAAGCAGAAGAACTTACCGATGAAACCATATTTGATAAAATCAATTTATCTATAAGACAAAAAGGAATCCACAACCGTGTAATTCTGATACTAAATCCAAGCACCAAAGAACATTGGATATACAAACGATTCTTTGAACAATCTGGAGTGCGTGAAGGATTTAATGGTATCAAAAACAACGTTACTTACATTCACACCACATACCAAGATAACGTTGAAAATCTTGATGATAGCTTTTTAAACGAGATACAACGAATCAAAATTAACAATCCTAAAAAATACAATCACGTAATAATGGGTGGTTGGTTGGATAAAGCAGAAGGTGTTGTATTTACTAACTGGAAGTTTGGTGAGTTCAATCCTAACAAACTGCAAACATCGTATGGTCAAGATTATGGTTTTAGTATTGATCCAACAACATTAATTGAAGTTGCAATTGATAAAAACAAACGCAAAATTTACATTAAAGAATGTTTTTACAAAACCAAATTAACAACAACAGATATTGCATTGTTAAACCTGGAACACGCAAAAAAGAATTTGATTGTTGGTGATAGTGCAGAACCAAGATTAATTGCAGAGTTAAAAAGCAAAGGGTGTAATATTAAACCAACTGTAAAGGGTGCTGGTAGTATTTCAGCTGGTATTGCATTAATGCAAGATTATGAATTGATAATTGAAGAAAACAGTTTGAACGTTGCAAAGGAGTTAAACAATTATGTTTATGCAGATAAAGGTGCAAAACTTTTTCGTGATGATTTTAATCACGCAATTGACAGTATCAGATATAATGTATTCTTTCATTTGTCAAATCCAAATAGAAACAATTACGATTTAAGATAAACAAAAAACAACATTTAACGTTATTATAGTATGAAAGTCAAAGTTACGATTCCAACATCATTAAAAGATATTAAATTATCACAATATCAAAGGTTTGTAAAAGCTGTAAAAGATAGTGAAGATGAAGTATTTATTGGT